TGCGTTATGGTGATAATTTCATTTATTCAGTTGAGTTCTATGAAGAACTTACTGCAACCATTTCAACAATGAAATTGGGAATTGAGCCAGAATTTTTATTTAAAGATGCGCTCAAAGATGAAACACGACCGCTACAGAAGGTTGAAGAAGGAAAAACTCGTGTTTATAGCACGTGTCCTTTGGATTTATTGATCATTAGTAGAATGTGGTTTGGTGATTTTATCACCTATATGGCCAAATTTTGCGTTGATCGCCCTGTAGCGGTCGGTATTAACCCTCACTCCCTTGATTGGATTCGTCTTCATCGACGATTAAACAGATGTAATCAATCTGTAATTGCTGGGGATTTCTCAAACTGGGATGGTAAGTGTCCTGCGTTTATGATGGACAAAATTTGTGATTATATTAACGAATGGTATGATGATGGTCCTGAGAATTTTGCTATGCGCAAAATGATTTTCAAGAACGTCACTCATGCTACTCGTATACATGATCAATTTATTTATCAAGTTAAACGTGGAATGCCTTCTGGTTTTTATGGCACTGCAGAATTCAATTCTATGTGTCAAACAGCAATGAACTTTCTGGTTATGGAAACTTTAAATATTCCATTAGATCAATATGAGTTTACTGTATATGGAGATGATAATGTTATTTGCATTAATCGACCAGGCATTACCTGGAAGACTCTCTCTCCAATTTATAAAGAACTTTTTGATATGGATTACACCCATTTCCTGAAAGATACGGTTGAAGATGTTGTAGATACTCTTCAAACCGTTAAATTTATAGGTAGGAAGTTTGTTCGAGCAGATTCCTACTATCATGCCCCTCTAGACCTTCAAACCATTTTTGAAATGGTCTATTGGTATAAGAGTGGTGTTGATGAAGTAGAAGTACTTTTATCCACAATAAATACTTACTTTCTCGAATTGTTTCATCACGGACCGGCCGTACATAAAAAGTACAGTATCGAACTCCTTGTAGCCGTGAAGAGACGCATTCCTGAAATCTACGATGCAGTTCAAGAAATGAACAAACCATGGTTTTATTACCATGATCAAATGTACGTAGAAAGAAGGATTGTACCAGACCAATTGTTCGATAATTAGTCGGAAGACTTTAAATTTTTTGTAGCTTTATTCCTGTCAATGATGTAGTAGAAACAACAAATCAAGATCTCACCAATCGTGGTGTGATCGAACCTGACTCAACTGTTAATGTTGAGTTAGGCACCTATAACGATGTGTCGCAAGTGTCTGCGACATCTGCTAATAGTGAGACCCTTCAGGACCCTTTTAAGTCCTGTAATATGGAAACTTTTGATCTTAC